TGACAGCCGGGAAAGACCGGCACCCATAACGACCGCCCGTCCTGGATAGAGGCCCTCGGATGACAGCCGGGAAAGACCGGCACCCGCCACGGAAAGCCCGTAAACGGAGCAACGGGAGAGTGTAAAGGTTTGGCTGAGCGGTGGTTCGAGTCCACCCTGTGGCGCCAACTAACCAGAAAGAAAAGAAAACGACAATGAAGATCAAGGATTTTGAGCAAGCCATCGCGGCACTGGGTGTTGATGGGCTTGAGATTACGAAGATCGTGCTATCGACCACGATAGCCGGTCAGGTGAACGGCGTCTATGGCCAGCGTGGCGACCTGACGTTCCTCTGGTGGGACGAACACGGGCGCGGCTTCCGCTTCGACGTCAACCCGAACGTCGAGGGGTGTACGGTGGTATCCTCTCCCGAGTACCTGGACTACAGGAGAGCCACAGAGTTTGACCTTAAATTTGATTGAGTTATGTACATTGATGTCGACAGTTGCGGATTCGTCAGCTTAATGCAGATGAATACTGAGGAGAGCGAAGCACTTGCCTCGATGATTCGGAGTGCAGGATTGAACGAGGGACGTACATTCAATAACGTTCTTCAGCAGTTAGAGAAGGAGGCAGGAGTATGATAGTTTGTCATAGTTTCTTTTATAAGGCACATCCGAAATACCTGAACGAGGCAGTTCAAATGATGCGCGACGTGAATAATTGTTGCTTTTTCCGGCATGGTGATTTCGATTCCTGGGTAGTGGAACTTAGGAAAACATTGCGGGAAACAACTGGTGAACGATTTCAAAAGAATGATATCCAATTGTTAAGAACGAACGTAGAGGATGGTGGTGTTGTTCAAATAGAGGTCAAGCATGGTTTGGACTATGCTGCCAGGATTTCTTTCATTATAGTAGAGAAAGCACTAACACAGAGAATCATCGGAGGTGATTTTGTCAAGCAATGCCGCTTAGATCCTGAAGGTAGTATGGTATATAACGAAAAATAATATGAACGCCAAAACACTACATCAAAAGGCCGTGAGACTCTGCGAGGGCGGGTCGGTTTGGGTGAGCGGTTTAATGGTCAAAGCAAAGCAAGTCTCTGATGAAGATTGCGCCTGTCAACTTTGCGAGATGGACTCTGCTTGTGATATGGAGATGTGCCACCTCTGCGCCGAGTGTGACGGTTACGACCACCACAAGCATATTCTGTACTTGACACCATAGTAGAGCAGATTGATAAATGAAAAAGATTATTCCACCAGCCAAGAATAATGTGCACGACTACCCTGGCAAGTTTCAGAAAGTCGTTGCAGTATGGCCAAACGGTAAGGTTGCCGGTTTCTTTGACAGCATCAAAGTCGCCGTCGAAAAATACGGTTTTAGCCGGGACGGCATTACACGTTGCTGTCGTGGCCGACAGAAATTGTGTGGTGGTCTTAACTGGTTCTATGAGAAGGACTATATGTCTATTTACTTCAGTGGTGACTCCTCTGCATTAGTGATGGCAGCAGATAACATCCGTAATCCGGATGGAACCTTCAAAAAAGGGCACTGCAACTTCAAAGGGAAGAAAAGGAAGATGACACCCGAATTCCTTCAAAATCGCAGGGAAAATATGAAACGACAACATAGACTGGGGTTATTACCTCATGATAATACTAAGAACTTTAAGGCTGTTGTCGAGATAGAGACAGAAATCACCTATCCCAGCATTGGCCATGCGGCAAAGGCTACAGGTTATACATATGGAGGAATGAAGTTTCTGTTGAAAAGTCCTCACAAGGCAAGAAAAACAGGATATCACTACTGTCTAAAATCTATATGGGATAAAATACATAAATCGTAGAATATATGAGATTTTACATCAGTGGAAAGATTGGTGAGGAGGTCATCAGTGAGGCCACCCGCCGAAAGTTCGCCGCAGTAGAAGCAATGCTACAGGCGAAAGGATATGAGACATTCAACCCTACATCCGGGGAGTGGCAGAACTTGGAGGATGCCCAAATATACCGTAATGACAACGAAAAGGCAGAAAAAGGTATGACCCCCCTGAATCAAGATTGGTACTTGCGGAAACCTGCTGCAGACGGGCGGGGATTACTCCCCCACCCCTGCAGCCTTGAGGATACACTGGTTTATGAAGTCGGACTTGGAGCCTTGCACCTTCGAAAGGATATCGTGAACCTCCTGCGATGCCCTGAAGCCATAGTAGTGTACTCCCTTACGCTTGCGTCCTGCGCCCTCGCGTGCTCCGCCCCAGCCAGCTTCCTGCTGACTCTTGCGGTCGTTAATTTCTATTTCTGCATGAAATTCCATAAGGTAAAATTTTTTGGTTTGAGAAAAAAGTTGTATCTTTGCAACACAAAACCTGAAGTTGGGGAGGTTTCCCTCCCCTTTGGTACTCTAAAGGACGATTCTCAGAATTGTTACCTTTATTTTCCAAATCCTAAAGAAAATTGCGAACTCCATAGGACTTCAGGTTTTTTGTTTTTCCTACTCTTTTCAAGATTTTCGGATTCCTCTGTGTTGTTCTCTAACAACGATACAAAGGTACGAAAATTATTTGAAATACGCAAACAAAATCAAGATTATTTTTATTAAAAAACACAAAATCATGAAGAGAAGTAAACCCTGCTTGCCCCGCAAGATTAAGAAGGTGGTGCCGATGCTCCGCGTTGACCCTAAGAGCGGCAAGATGATGCGTCCCCGCTATTATCCTCGCACGAAGTGGGTGGTGCGCGCCGAGCGCCAGTTCCGTAGGTTGTGGCGCACGTGGAAGTACTTGGATGATCTCCTAAATGAGATAAGAGTATTGGACAAAGCCATGCGGAAAACGGAGAAAGAGCTGCAGGCGTTAATCGACGAGAAGAGAAATACAAATAACGTTATAACAACTGTTTATTGATGCTTACAGAAAGTAGTAATTCGGTTTTTTTATTACTCTAATTCACGAGTCTTAGTAGAGTAAAGAGGACCTCCATCAGCGGATGGACGAACCACAAATGTTGAAACATAGTGGAATAAGGATTTTGGAGAGCGAGGGTGCTCGTGAGAGTCCCCTCCTTTTTAAACCCCCTACCCCCGAAAAAAAGGGGCTTGGAAACTGTAGAACGTGTAAAACTGTATAAACGACTTAAAACATAACGCTTATGAAAGAGAATAGGAAAAAGGAGTATTCCACCTACGTGCTGACGGGCATCAACCGTCTGACGGGCGAGCGCGAGCAGATCAGCAATCCGCACTCGCTGACGAAGGTGCGCGAGATCCTCGCACGCCTGCGCCCCAATCGCAAGCAAGCCTACCTGAAGATCGAGATTGAGCCTGCCGTTCGCCAGGGCTGTATTTTGTTTGGTGGGTAAATGGTCGTATCTTTGCGGCCTAAGAAGAAAACTATTGGAAAAGAAAACGTATGAGCTATGATTGACAGACAACGCGTGATGGACGAGACTCGCAACGGTCTCGACATCCTGCTCGACCTCTACCCGCAGGCCCGTGACTGCGTGGGTACGAAGAAACAGTTCAAGATGCGCCTCTCTGAGAAGACCGCCAGCGCCACGATCCGCCAGAACAAGGCGGGGCTGTGGGTGGTTCACGACTTCGGCGGTGAGGACGAAGACCTGAATGCCATCGACGCATGGATGCGCGTCCACGGCTGGGATCGGAGCCGCTTCGGTGCTGCCGTGCAGACGATTGCCCAGGAGTTCGGCATTGTCGATGTGCTCTCGGCCGAGACGAACAAGGCCCGCGTGCAGGAGCGTGCCGCCCGCGATGACGAGCAGGAGGGACAGTGGTACTACGAGATACGCGAGTTCACCGACCGCGAGCTGAAGATCCTCGGTCCCGGTGTGACGCGCGACACCTGCGCCCAGCTGCACTGGCACGCACTGGAGTGGTACGGCAAGGTAAAGGACCGCCGCATCAAGGAGTTCCATTCGAACGAGGTGTTCCCCGTGTTCCTGCGCGAGTGCTTCGTCGAGAAACCCGAGGAGGGCAAGCCCGACCGTTTCTACAAGCTGTACCGTCCCTACGAGCCTGACAAGAAGTGGCGCTTCATGTACTTCCCCGAGGGTGCAAAGCCAGCCAACTACATCAACGGCCTGCACGAGCTGCGCAAGGCGTGGAAGGATCTGAACGAGAAAGCCAACCGCGAGGAGGGCAACGAAGAGGTAGGCGGCTCAAAGCGTCTGTGCGACCTGAAGAAGGAGACACGGCGCGGCATCGACCGCTACTACCGCACCGTGCTCTGCTCCGGCGAGCGCGATGCGCTGTGCGTGGCTGCCCGTGGCGACCAGCCCGTCTGGCTGAACTCCGAGACCGCCCGCCTTGACTATCAGGACTACCAGGCCATCATCTCGCTGGCGGGCGAGCTGCACAATATCCCCGACCTCGACGCCACGGGCATCAAGCGCGGCAGCGACAACGCGCTGAAGTTCATGGAGCTGAAGACGGTGTGGCTGCCCGAGACGCTGAAGGATCTGCGCGACAACCGAGGGCGTCCCGCCAAGGACTTCCGTGACTGGTGCCAGTACTACCCCACCCGCGACGAGTACTACGACCTGATGGACTCGGCCGTGCCTGCCAAGTTCTGGACTACGAAGGTGAGCAAGGAAGGCGAGCGCCGTCACAAGATCGACGCCCTCTGCCTGCACCAGTTCCTGCGCCTGCACGGTTTTTCCATCCTTCACGATGATGACAACCCCGACCCCCAGCTCATCCGCATCAAGAACAACATCGTCTACCGCAAGCGTCCGCGCGACGTGCGCGACTTCGTGCGCCGCTGGGCTACGGGCGAGAAGGATCCCGACGCACCCACCGAGACGCTGCGTCAGGACTCCCATATCCATCTCGACCATGCCGTGCGCAATCTTATCCTGACCGATGTGGCCTTCACACCCGCCTACCTCTCGGCGCTGCCCTCGGTCGATCCCGACTTCACGAGCTTCACGCCCACGACACAGGACTTCTATTTCCGCAACGGCCTTGTCCACTGTCATGCCGAGGGCTACGACCTCTCGCTCTACCGTGACCACGAGCTGACCACCTGCGTATGGGCACAGACGGTCATCCCCCACGACTTCCGCAAGCTGCCCGACATGTTCCGTGTCGAGTGGGTGCCCGGCGAGACGATGGACGATGGTGCTACACCACGCTTCCGCCTCGAGGTGACCGACCCGAAGTCGAGCCATCTCTTCGGCTACCTGATCAACACCTCACGTATCTACTGGCGCCAAGAGATTGAAGAGCGCTATGCCGGCAGTCCCGACGCCCAGCGCGCCTATCTCGAGACCCATCCCTTCGACATTGCGGGCGAGGGTCTGACCGACCAGCAGCGTGACGAGCAGGCACAGTGCCTGCTGAACAAACTATTCACCCTGGGCTACCTGCTGCATGCCTACAAAAGCCCCTCGCGCACGTGGGCTGCATTCCTGATGGACAACCGCATTGCCGAGACCAACGAGGCTAACGGCCGCAGCGGTAAGTCGTTCTTCACCGAGGCGCTGAAGCAGCTGCTGCACCTCGACATCACCACGCTCGACGGCAAAGTGCTCGATCTGCAGAAGGATACCCACGCGCTCAGCGACGTGACGCGCTATACCCGCATGGTGCGCGTCGAGGATATCAACCAGTTCACCAACGTCAAGGACTTCTATAACCTCATCTCCGGCGACATGCGCGTCAACCCGAAAGGCCTCACGCCCTTCACCATCCCCTTTGCCGACAGCCCGAAGTTCCTCTTCTCGACCAACTATGTGCCTGGCGACTTCGATGCCTCGTCGGATGCCCGCATGCTCTACGTCACCTTCTCCGACTACTACCACCAGCGCACGGCCGACAACCCGTTCGAGTATCAGGAGACGCGCACCATCTACGACGACTTCCAGAAGAACCTCTTCGGCTCGTTCTATACCGACGACGAGTGGAACGCCGACCTGAACCTGCTCATGCAGTGCGAGCGTCTCTATCTCTCACTGTGCATGAAGCCGGTGAAGATCCTGCCCCCGATGCAGAACATCATCCAGCGCAAGATGAAGATGGAGATGGGTCCCGCCTTCGAACGCTGGGCCACAGTCTATTTCGCCCCCGACGGTCCGCACGTGAACTGTCAGGTGGTGCGCAAGGTGGCCTACGATACCTACCTGAAGGAGAATCCGGGCGAGAAGGATGCCATGAAACGTTTCAGCCAGCGCCTGAAGGCCTTCTCGAAGTGGGCTTCCTGGATCTACGCCCTGAACCCCGCCGACCTGCTCAACTCGCAGGGTCGCAACATACAGACGACGCGCGATCCGCTCACCAGCGAGATTGTGCAGACCGAGATGATCCACATGCGCACGTGGGACGAGGAGAACCGCCTGCGCGAGAGCGACCGTCTCTGGCAGGACACCCATCCCGGTGTGATGCCTCCCCATCAGGGCGCTGCATCGAGTTCATAGCGTGTGTTTTCTTTTCTTATAGTGTGTCAGTAGTAGTTGCTGACTTCTGACACCGCCGCCCGGCCGTTTCATTCTAACCAGAGAATGGAGCGGCCGTTTACTGTGTGTACGGTGCCGTCGTGTCTCCCATCGTTCGCCGTTTGGCCGTTTTTCCTCCCCCTTTCCCCCTCTCTCTGAGTAGCAAAAAATCTGTATATCTGTATATTTGCAATTCGCGAAACGTGAAAAAGCCTTTATTTGCAGGCGTTTTGGCGTATTTCTTGTTATACAGATTATACAAATCAATCTGTATAATAGAAAGATAATCTGTATATTTGTATAACAAGGGTTAAAAGTCGGTTTATACTTTTTAACACTCTCGGGGCCGATTTTGCCCAAATACAGATGCCTACAGGCTCCGACGGGCTGATACAGACCGATATACAGATGCTTCTGTATTGGACAAAACCCCTCTGTTTATCGGCATTTCAGCCCATCGCGAACAGCTTATACACAGAAAATACAGAAAAATCGCGAAAAATGCTATCGCTAAAAAAAAAGAAGGAGGGAAGCACGGTGGCGGGCGGCTGTCGGTCATGACAACCAAGGTGCCCGGCATGGCTGTCGGTTTTTTCGTGGTGTGTTGTTTGTTTTTCAAAAAAAAGTATATCTTTGCCGCCATGTACCCCCAGCAACGACAACGCCAGCGAGTGGCCACCATCAGCCTCGATCCCTATCTGGTGGCCTACGCCCGAGCCAAGTTCCATACCGACAAGGCCACGGGCGGCATCGTCGTGCCCGACTCGTTCGACCTCTATCACCTGCTGTGGCATCTGATGCAGAAGCCCAACGGGCGCACGATGCCCCCCGTTGACGATATCGCCAGCCGTCTGAAGATCTTCCTGCCCTGTCGCCGTTCGGGTAGCGACGATGTGCCCCGCAAGCGCCCTGAGTACTGGAATTACCTCTCGCCCGACGCTGCCGCCGAGATAGGGCGTGCCATCCGTCAGCTGTTCAACTTCGACCTGCACACGCGCCTCATGGACAACGAGACGCAGGGTCGCCCCCTGTGTCAGTACCAGGTGTGCGAGCAGTTCATCCGTGACTACCGCCTTGGCGACACCGTCGAGGTGGGCACGCTCCTGAAGAATTTCCAGCGCTATCGCCAGGCTATCGCTCCCCGAAAACCGCGAAAATATCAGAAAAGGAAGCCATTTAAACGGAATTTCAAGATTATTTAGTTTTTTTGTGGTACACCAAACGCCCTGTTTTGTCTTTTTTTTTCTTGTCTCAATATCATTAATATTCCACCCCTATGAATACCGAGTTCAGTAATCACATCCGCTTACAGTTGCTCAACAGCTCGCGTCAGGATCCCATCGACCTGATGGCCGACCCCTTCGTGTTCCAGCCTATCCCCCAGGAGGACGATGGTGGGCTCGTCTATCTGTGCGACCACACCTTCACCGTTGATTCGCCCACTGAAAGCGAGCTTCGCGAGTTTGGTTTTCCACGTTCATGCCTCGTGCAGCTGTTCACCACCGACGGCCGCCAGCTGACGATCGGCACGCAGCGCATCCCTGCCCGCGTGATACTCAGTCGCCACCTGCAGCGCTCTAAGCTGAAGGTTGAGTGCCGTATGAAGCAAAGCCCGCTGTAAGTCGAAAAACCAACGTTTTTACAGCCGTAGCGCCCGCTATGGCTGTATTTTGTCACCTTATTATATATAGTTACCTTTGGCGTGAAATATTATTTTTTTCATGCCCATGGTTAATGATCTTCTTCAAATACTCCTTTCCGAGCGTCCGCTTTTCATCACCAGTGAAGGTTACCGGCTGCTGGCCATGATGCTGCTGCCCTACATCAAGCACGGCGTCAAACCCGAGGCCGAAACAATCCTGCATGGCCACATGCAAGCGCAGGTCGCAGCCACACCTTTCCTGACCGAGGATTATTTGGATCCCGATCAGCCCCACGACTCGATAGCCGTCCACCTGGTGTGCGGTTTTATCACGGCCGAGTCGAAGTGGTACTTCAGTTCGAAGCAGCTGGAGAAGGATCTGCTCGATGCCGAGGCGAACCCTTCCATCAGCGCCCACCTGCTCTACATCAACAGTGGCGGTGGTGAAGCCTACTATCTGGACCGGCTGAGCGAGACGCTGCGCTCACTGAAGAAGCCCGTGTTCACGCTCTGCGAGCAGACGATGGGGTCGGCAGCCTACTATATCGGCTGTCACGGTTGCCGTGTCTATGCCACCACGCAGAACGACTTTGTCGGCTCCATCGGCGTGATGACCTCGTTCCACGACTTCGAACCCTACTTCGAACAGATGGGTATCAAGCTCATCGAGGCGAAGGCCACACAGAGCGACCTGAAGAACAAGATGGCCAACGACCTGTTGGCAGGCCGTCCGGAACAGTATATTCATGACGTGCTCGACCCGCTCTGCGAGCAGTTCCTAAGCGAGGTGTGTAGCCAGCGCAAGCGGCTGGCCGACCTCGACCGTGACCACCCCGTGCTGCGCGGCGAGATCTATCTGGGACAGCGCGCCGAGGAGTTGGGACTGATCGACGGCATCCGCACACTGCCCGAGACCGTAGAGGAGATTCAGAACTACGTGCGCCAGCAGCGCGAACTCAACACCATACTCGACAGCATCTGACGAAGACTTTGAGCAAACACATAGGGAGATTGAGCAAACGCATAGGGAGATTGAGCAAAGAGTTACAGACATAGTTTTTTGTTGTTTTCTTAGTTATTAATAAAAATTGTAAGAGTTATGAATTGGAGACAGAAACTCAAGACGGTAGCCGAGGCACTCGGCCTTACCGCCAAGCTCGAGAACAAGAGCATCTCTAACGAGGAGTTCCAGCAGATCCTCGAAGCCTACCAGCGTGACTATCAGGTGACGCTGCGTGACGACATGGCAGCCGAGAGTCAGGCCACCGCCCAGCAGCAGCTGCTCGACCAGATCTATGCCGCCGTGGTGGCTGCAGCCCCCGAGGGTGGTACCGGCGAGGGTCAGCAGCAGGATGCACCTGCCACGCAGGAAGGTATCATCGCTGCCATCAACAATCTGGGCGACCAGATGCGCCAGCTGGCTTCACAGCCCTCCGCTGACCGTGCTCAGGAGGAGACCCATGCCGTGATCGTCAGCATCAACGGCGTAGGCAACACGCCCGAATACCTGTTCGGTGCGCCCGCTCCGATGTATTCGATGCAGCTGCGCTGGAACCGCATTGCTGCCAACCCCTCGGGTGCCGCCACGCTGGGTGCTCCCGACGAGGCCGACTTCAGCGCCTTCCGTAAGGCCGTCAGCGAGTATGGCCGTTCGCTGAAGCAGCGCGCCCGCTATCTGCAGGAGAACAAGCTGACTACCGACCTCAAGGCCTTGGCGGCTGGCGAGTTCTCGACCAACTACGCTGGTGTCAACGCCCTCGGCGACCTCGGCACGCAGTTCACCGTTCGCCGCCAGGATGCCATCATCGCCCGCGTGCTCTCTACGGTGAAGATGACCGACTTCTTCCCCGTGCGCTACGGCATTCAGGACAACGACGTGATCTTCAACTCTTTCTTCGACGAGGTGTCGCAGGCTTGGCAGCCGGGTGCTGTCTATAAGGGCGGCATGAAGATCGAGAACGAGCGCGGCTACGTCGATGACCTGATGATCAAGATGACGTGGGGTCCGATGAAGGAGCTGGAGCGTAAGTATATTGCCTACCTGAACACCTCGGGTTCGGATCCTATCAAGTGGAACATGGTGGAGTACCAGATGCTCAACTCCCTGCTGGAAGCCCAGCGCGAACAGAACATCCGCCGCATGCGCGGTGTCTATGTGGCTCCCGAGAGCGGCGTAGCAGCCAGCTACCTGACTGGCTCGACCGGCATCCTCTACCGCCTGATCGACTACGTCCACTCGAACAAGCTGCTCCTCACCGACGACGCCGACAAGACCTTCCGTGCCTACACCGAGTCAACCATGCTCGCCGTGGTGCAGCTCTTCGTGGCCGAGGTACGTTCGCACATGGGCGAGGACGAGACCCTCGACGGCAAGGTGCTCTACCTGAACGAGCGCCACAAGTCATGGTGGCTGAAGTGTATCCGCACTCAGTTCCACCTCGACACCGACTTCGCCGGCGTGCAGTCGTATGCCAACATCGTGCCCGACACCGATATCCGCATCATCTGGCTGCCCTACCTCGGTAGTCTGCCCTTCATGATGATGCAGGAGCCTGGTAACCTCCAGTTCCTGGAGTACCTGCCCGGCGAGATGATGGGTATCAACATGGAGCAGCAGATGGAGATGGTTCGCGCCTGGAGCACGTGGAAGGAAGGTACCGCAGCCGCTTTCCTCGGTCGCAAGTTTGCCAGCAAGGCCGACCTCATCGCCAACGCCTTCCAGTGGCAGCAGATCTTCCTCAACAAGCCTGCCGTCTCACTGGCAAAGGATGCCGTGAAGGCCGACGGCGACAACGGCTTCTGGTTTGAGACCGTCGCCAACGACGGTACCACCACCGGCGAGGGCGCACAAGCCGTAACCACCGCTCCTGCCCTGACCGACATCGAGCATGCCAAGACGGGTGTGGCCTATATCATCGAGTGCGGCTCGACGACCAACGCCACCACCATCGCCAAGAGTGGTAAGTTCTCTGAGATCTCGGCTGCCTGGACTCCGTCTGCAGCTGGTGACTACATCATGGTCGTGCTCAACGCCGCTGGCACCAAGTTCCTCGAGCTGGAGCGCTGCGTGGGCGGTACCCGTACCATCAACACCACACTCAACCCCCACTATGTTGGGTAGTTGAGTGTGTGTAATGGAAAGTTTATAGTTGATAGTTTAGTTGAAAGCTATGAAAAAGAAAGTTCTATTAGCAAGTAGCGGACTCTCCCGAAAGGGAGTCCGCTATGCTGAGCGCAAACAGCGCCAGCTTGTGACCATCCTGCTCGGACTACTGGCTCTCGTGGCCTTCGTCTGGGCATGTGCCGAACCCGCCTCTGCCCACTCCATGGGCTACGGCGTCTCTCTGGCGTCGATGATGCTCATCGGCTCGATCGACGACGTCTCCGACCGCGACACCCATGGCAACGAGATTGCCTACCAGGTAGTGCTGATTGGTATCGACCAGCTGCAGGACAAGTTTAACTTCCCCCAGCCCGATGCCGACCGCAAGGTGAAGATAGGCAAGGCACTGCTGAAGCCCGGCGAGGCGGCACACTACTTAGAGGCGCATACCATCCCGACACTACTGTCCAACACCGAGAAAGGCGACATCACTACGAGCGGCACCAACACCTTCGTCATCATCATGGGTGGCGACCGCACGGCGCTCAAGTCGCTGATCGAGGAATATTCGGGAGGTAAGTTCGTCATCCTATATAAGCACATCAAGGATACCGTCTGGCACATCATAGGCGAGGCTGAGCGTCCGATGGTGCTCTCGACCACCGAGACCAAGGATGATGCCGACGGACGCTACTCGACGCTGACCTTCACGCGCCAGAGTGTCTATCTGGACTGCCTCGTTGATTTCGACTATGTGACCGGCACCTCGGGCGACAAGCAGACCATCAACGACCTGCTCACGGGTAACCCTGCCCCCGCCCCCGCCGATCCGGGCGAGAGTTAGGTCGTAACTAAACAGTAGTTGTTATGTATAACGACCGCGAACGTCTCATGCACCACCGGCAGCTGCTGTCGCCCGCCGACGCGGCTGCCGACCTGGCTCTTCTCAGGCAGCTCAGCCCCCGCCATGCGCGGCTGGCTGAGTTTGCCCTTTCTCCCCAGCGCTCTGCAGGCAGCATCCTCATGGAGCTGCTCGCCCTGGCTTCGCGCGATCAGATCGTGATGAACCGCATGCGTCATTCATCGGCCACTGCGGCTGCGACCGCTGATGCTGCGCCCAAGGCCGATACTATCGACATGAAGCCCAAGAAGAAGAGCGACAAGCCTAAGGCGAAGACGTCAGACGTCAACCCTCAGCCCTCAAAAAAAAAGGGAAAGAAGAAGAGTACCCGCACATAGACTGGCTGAACCTGGCCGACCCTGACGTGCAGGCAGCCACCATCCTCTACAACGACCGCATCAATACGTGGCGGCGTATGAAGCAGCTCGACGAGCAGCTTGACAGTAACCCGACCGAGGCCGCCGTCCGCGAGATGGCCGAGCTGAGGATCCGTAACCTGCAGGCGTTCGACGAGCTGCATGCGTATGACACCACGGGCCGCTATCTCTTCCGCCACCCACTACTGGCTCACCGCTCCGAACTGTCACAGCTGCGCGATCTGTTCCGCCGTGACCCGCAGGAGTTCCTGCACCAGCACCGCCTCGTGGCCGACTATATACGCCGCTACACCACCTACCTGAAGCGCAATGACCGTCAGGACCGCCGCCAGCAGGATCGTGAGCGGCTGACGTTCTACCAGGAGCGTGACCAGCTGTTTCAGGAGGCTATGAAAACCGAGCATTGATAATGGACGAATCAATCAAAAGCGCACTGCACGATAAAGCATCCGACGGCGACGTTGATGCCGCCAAGCTGCTTCTCGAGATAAACGAGCAGCAGCGCATCGACGCGCTGTGTGAAGAACTCTTTGGCGTATGACACAGACCGACCAGCTACAAGAGCTGCACCCCGACCTTCTCGCCGCCTTCCTGGCTACGGGACAAAGCGACGGCATCCCCCGCGAACTGCAACTGTTTATCCAGCAGCTGCAGTGGGCCGTCGAGATTTTCGAAACCGAGCGCAGCGTCGCCCGCTGTGCCCGTGCGCTACGTCTGCGCGTGGCTGGACAGCAGGGTGTGAAGATGGAGCAGCGCACGGCCGTGGCGCGCGTCTATGAAGCCCTGAACTTCTTCCATGTTGACCAGACGGTACCAATCAAGGTATGGGAAGCCGTCTATGCCGACCAGTTCGAGAAGATTGCGAAGCTGGCAGCCGCCTCGGGTGATCTGAAGACGCTGTCGAAAGCCACCGAGCGCGCCCTGGAGTGTCGCAGGCGTTCGGCAGAGGTGGCCGAGCAAGACCGCTCGCTGGGTGTCACGCAGCTGTTCTCGGGCGAGATCACGCCCGAACTGCTGGGCTACGAGAATCAGGACCTGAAGATGATAGCCCGCAAGAACCGTGAGGGAGCCTACACCATCATCCGCTCACTGCCCGTGGAGAGCAGCGAGAAAAAGCGGCTCATGACCGATGCCGACATTGAAGAAGCAAAAATCGTAGAATTCATCGAGAATGAAGAGTGATAACAGCCCCACACAGACCGACTACGAGCAGGTCTATCTGAACTCGGTGCAGATGCTCTGCAACGTGATCGACCCGAATATGCTCTTTGCCGAGCTGGGACGCGCCACGGGCAAGACCGAGGGTGTGACCACGCCGAGGATCATCCGCGTGGCCGACTCGATGCCGGGCGAACTGATATTCCTGGTGCATAAGACCTACGTAGCCCTGCTCACCAATGTGTGGCCCAACATCCAGGCCTCGTTCTCACGGCTCGTCAGCGCGGGCGGACGCGAACGTCCACTGCTGCAATACGGTGTAGATTACGTCGTAGGCGAGACGCGCCTGCCCGCTCACTTCCGTCAGCCGCGCTACCCTATCGCCTACCCGAAGCACTCGGTGGTGTTCCGCAATGGTGCTCACCTGCAGCTGGTCAGCAGCGACCAGCCCGAGTCGGTGGCAGGTCGTAATGCCGTCCACGCCTTCATCGAGGAGATGAAGCACAATTCGGGCGACAAACTGCGATCGCGCCTGTTTCCCTCGCTGCGTGGTGGTTCGGCAGAGATACGCCGCTCGCCCTACTATGCCGGCGTGACGGGTGTCAGCGATACTGCCCGCGTAGATCTGGGCGAAGATGACTGGTTCGAGCAGTATGAGAAGCGTGCCGACCGTCAGCTAATCTCGGAGATTATCACCGTGGCGTTACACCTGAACCGTCAGCAGCTGACGCTCTTCGACCTGCAGCGACAGCTGCGCGAAACCAAGAACCCTGTCGTGATGGAGCAGATACGACTGGAACAGCAGCGGCTGAACCATATCATCGCCCTCTGGCGTCCACGCCTTGCCGACATGCGGCGCGGTGCCGTGTTCTACGCGCGTGCCTCCAGTTTCTGCAACCTTGACATTCTCGGGGCGAAGTTCTTCAAGACCCAGCTCGACACACTCGACATCGACGAGTTCCTCACCTCTATCTGCTCCATCCGCCACAAGGCCGTGACCAACCGTTTCTTCGCTGCCTACGACCCTCACCGCCATCAGTTCCAGGACAGCTATATCTACGATCTCATCCTGCGCCTCGACCTGAAAGACCGTTTCCTGCTCTCTGCCCGCTACCTGAAACACTACAACGCCCACGACGAACTCTATTGCGGCTATGATCCGGGCGCGTTCTCGTCGATGGTGTTTGCACAGAAGAAAGACTTGGGACAGCGGCTCGACGTGATCAAGGAGTTCACATCATACCAGCCCGTACCCCAGCAGGATTTGGCATCGCAGGTGCAGCAGTTCTTTGGTGCCGACAGCGAGAACAAGCTGATACACCTCTACCCCGACCGTGCGGGTAACAAGACACGCGAGGAACGGCAGCGTATCACCACCGACTCACGCCTGATGAAGGAGCTGCTCGAGCAAGCCGGTTTCCGCGTGATCCTCTACAACGAGGGACAATCGACCATCTACCACTGGCAACAGTACAAGCTGCTGCTCATGCTCTTCGGCGAGCAATATCCGTCGCTACCCCGTATTCGGATATGTGAGAACGAGTGTCCCAACCTCTGCTCGGCCATCATGGTCTCGCCACTGAAGACCACCGATGGCCGCATCGAACTCGACAAGTCGAGCGAGAAGAAAACCGCCCTGCGCCATCAAGCAGGACTCACCACTCAGCTGCCATCAGCCTTTATTTACCTGCTCTATGGTCTCTATGGCGACCAGTGCCGTCAGGAACTGAGCACCCTGCCCACCGACCTGCCCGAAAATGTAGTGGGATAAAATCCGTAATCACTCTTTTGTTGTCTTTAATCCTTAAATAGTATTAATAATAATACTTTCTATGCAAAATATTTGGTAGATAGTATTATTTTTATTACCTTTGCATTGTCAAACAATAAAACATAACAACAATGAACACTTACAAAACAAAAGAGGTAATCAAGATGCTTGAAGAAGACGGTTGGTACCACTTCACAACAAAAGGAGACCACAGGCAGTTCAAGCATCCGACAAAGAAAGGAAAAGTGACGGTCAACGGACCGATGAACAGAGAGATGAGTCAAGAGATTTTAAACAGTATCTGGAAGCAGGCAGGGTGGAAATAGCCACCCGTCTGTTCCCGCAAAAAATTACAAGAAGATAATACGATATGGAAAAGATTAGAGTAAACGTAACATGGTGCAAGAAAAATTTCTCTGCATCGCTGAGTGAGAACGTGCCTGGCGCAGTGGCGTTTACCGCCGACACGTTTGCCGAACTGCAGAAAGAGGCCAAAGATTCGCTTGACTTCCATGTAGAGGGAATGATGGCCGATGGTGACGACGTTCCTCAATGGCTCGTCGATGGCGATTATGAATTTGAGTTTAACTGCCTGGACGCTACTACCCTTTTGCACGCATACGAGCCGTATCTTTCACTGGCTGCCATCAGCCGTGCCTCTGGCATTAACCAGCACCAGCTTTCCCACTACGCTAACGGACTGAAGCAACCACGCCCTCAGCAACGACAGCGCATCGTGGACAGTATCCATAAGATTGGTCACGAGTTATTGACTGTTGTGTAGTTTTTATTGTTTGACGACGTACTATCACAGTCTCCCCCGACCTGCAAGGCCGGGGTTTTTCATTCTATAAACTAACGAAAAAAGCCGAAAATCGACAAAAACCATACAAAAACGTGCTAAAAGACATCAAAAAGACACAGAAAAAGACATAAAAAGTACGCGAAAAAGCATAATAATAACCCCATTAACACATCTTAAAAAACATTGAACACCAGATTTTAAAGGTGTTTCGGAAGATTTGCATTAAAAAGAACGAACGAAGCCTGACGTTTGAGTCCACGACCCGCTGAGATGTCGCGATGATGTGCAGGCCTTGCTGCGGCCGGGAAATATGAGGCGAACCCCCGACGGGGATCCCCGTCTGTCTTTTGTCACCTTATTATAATAGGTTATCTTTGCGCACAGAATGATCGACGAGAAGCAACAGGGCATTACGCTCGAAGGGATGCACGCGCTGCAGTGGGCACGCGAGCTGTCGAAGCTGCCAGACGGCGACTTCACACTGATGTTCTTTCCCTACAGCCGCAAGCGCGGCAAGGCGGGCGCGGAACTCACCGTGAAGGAGCACTGCAAATGGCGCACCCAATGGCCGGGCGAGAAGTACGACATCAGCGCCGACAACCTGCTGCTCTTCACCGACGAGGAAGGTCAGCCGCGCATGTGCTGGCGGGTGCTGATCCGCTTCATGGCCTTCTCGCACGACGGATATAAACTGCATAAGATAGACTGGTTATGAACGACTCAATCGAAATCCACGGACGTGTGGGCAACTATCTCTACGACGGCAACGTCATCTCCTTTCAGTTGGGCGAAGGCGTCTCGCTCTTCTCACCGCTGGCCGAAGGCACGGGAATCTCAGAACTGACACCGGCACAGCAGCTGCTGACACAGAAGCAGCACCTGTGGTTAGGTGTGAATGGTTATCAGCTGCTGATGCGCGGCGCGGGCGACACCCTCGTCGATGAGGTGACGCGCGAGATCAAGGAGAACCGTCTGCTGCCCCGTCTCTACAGTAAACAGATCAAGATGCTCTACGGTCACGGCCCCATACCCTACGTGCTCACCATGACCGACGGCAAGCTGCGCCGCGAGTTCCGTCAGGTGCCCGAGGTGCAGGCGTGGCTCGACAGCTGGGCCGACTTCGGGATTCCCTCGGCAGAGGAGTTCTGTAAGACGTGCATCAAGAACTACTATTACTTCGGCGACTTCTTCGTGAAGTGGCGTTTCAGCCGTGGTAAGCGCATAGGCATGGGCATGCCCGTAGCCGCGCTGGAGGCTCTCGACAACCGCTACTGCCGACTGGCCACACGGCGACAGGACGTAGCCTCGGAGGTGGTACCCTACAGTGACCTGACCCACGTGGCCTATGGTCGCTGGATGCAGGGCACGGGCTATCGTATCTATCCCCGTCTGCGCATGGCCGATATAGACAGTTATCAGTTTGCAGCCATCAGTCATCACCGTGAGCGCAGCGTCGATGAGTACTACGGTGTGAACGAGACCCATCAGGGCGCACGCCCCTATATCCAGGGATCAAACCAGACAGCCCACTATATCAACTCGTTCCTTCGTAATTCATTGGCCGCAAAGATCCATATCATCGTACCCAATGCCTGGCTGGAGTCGAAGCGGTCGCAGTTGCAGAAACTGTGCGACGAGAACAAGCGCCGACAGGCACGCCAGCAGGAACTGATCACCTATAACGGCATGGAGCTGGGTACCGACTACAGAGAGAGCCTCGTGGTCGAATACCTGCGCGCTGAACTGCGCAAGGTGGCCGACTACCTGACGGGTGCCGACAATCAGGGTAAGGCCTACAGCAGCATCTCGTTCATGGACGGACAGGGTCACGAGCAACAGTGGCGCTTCGAGAGTGTTGACATGAAATACAAGGAGTATATCGACGCGCTCATCCAGTATGACAAGCGCACCGAGGAAGCCCTGCTCTCGAGTGTGGGTCTCGATGCCTCGATATCGGCTGTGTCGAAAGACGGACTGATCTCGAAGTCGGGCAGCGACGCCTACTACAACTACCTGATCTACATCATGCAGCTCACCCCCGAAGACGAGGTGTGTGCCGAGCCGCTCAACCAGGCACTGCGCATCTGTTTCCCCAAGCTCTATGCCGAGGGACTGCGCATAGGTTTCTACCGTGAGGTGCCACAGCGTCAGGAAGACACGCCACCCGCCGACCGACTGAACAAGCAGCAGAGCTAATATAGTTGAGAGTTGAGAGTTTAGAGTTGAGAGTTTAGAGATATGAAGCAGATAACCGATATTTTCCAGAATACGGCCACACTCGCACAGTATGCCCCCACGGTCGATACGAGCCTGGCCATCGGCGACCTCAAGGCCGCCTTCATGGTGAGCTGGAAGCAGCTCAGTGCCATCATCCCCGACGAGGTGCTCGACCTCGTGGCCACAAGTGCCGATGACAGTATGCTCGTGCCGCTGCGCCAGGCGCTGGCTAACCGCACGCTGGCAAGCAACGCCATCTTCAGTGCCTACCACCAGCGGCGTGCCGGTACCGACGTGTTCAAATATGAGGTGGAGCAGATGCAACGCACCTATCAGGAAAATTATTTCGCTGCCGTCGATACGCTCCTGACCGTACTGTCAGCACTGGCCGACGTCGAGGAACGTGGCGCTATAGGCGCATGCTTTGCCGCCTCACGCCAGTACCAGCTGGCAGCACAGTGTCGCATCAAGAGCGCCAAGGACTTTGATCTGCTCTACCCCATCGACCTGAGCTATCATTTCTTCTTCCGCACACTACCCCTGCAGCGCGAGGTGGCGAGCGGACGCATGGCAGCCTATTACGACCGCACGGATTCGTCCGACCTGCTGCTGCAACTCGACTTGGCCCTGGCTAAGAAAACTGTAGCCAAGGCGCTCAGACGCTTCGACATACTGGAGTTCCCGCCCGCCATACGCAACCTCTTCGACGAGAGTCATGCCAGCCGCGCCGGTGCCAACGAAGCCGCACGCGCCCTGCAGCTGGCCGACCTGCTCGACAGTGAAGCCGATGCCCTGCTGGCCGACATTGACACGCTGCTCGACAGCGCAACCACGCCCAGTCTCACATCAGCATCGGCCTGTAACCGTCCAGATGACAAGATCATATTGATGCCGTGAGATGTAAGAAGGAAGAGTCATGAATAGGATCACACTGATATACAAGGGGCGACAGTACGAAGTGCCCAACGCCTGGGAACGGCTCACGACAGACGATTACCTCTGTCTCGTGGGACTGCTCGAACAGCTGCAAGCCGGACAGCTCAGCGTGGGCGAGGTGAGGATGCACCTGCTGTGCCACATGATGCACTGGAAACTATATCGGTTCCGCACCGAGGAGCAGATAGCCAACCTGCTCATGCTCTCGGAGCAGATCACCTTCCCCTTCCGCATCGTCTATCCCGACAACAACGCTGCCCTGAAGGGACTCACCGACGAGGATTACCGACTGGCACGCCGCACCGACCCCTACCACCTGCGCCACCTGCCCGCGATGGCTCATCTGTGCCGTCAGGACTACCACTACGAGACCGACCTGTGCTTCTTTGCCCAACTCATACCCACGCTGAAGGTAAAAGCCGACAATAACCAGGAAACGGAATTGCAGGGCTATCGCGCTACCACAGCCGACGGATCGCTCAGCTGCTCGCTCACCGCCCTGCAGTATATCGAGGCGAAGAAAGCTTCCGCACAGTCGCCTGCACTGGCAGCCGCCATACTCTACACCCCACAGCCCTACGACTCGGCCACCGCACAGCAGCTGGTCACCCTCATGGCACAGCTGCCGCCGCTCACACTGAAGGCCATCATCATGAACTTCGAGGCCCTGAACGCCTTCCTCTTCACGAAAACGCCGCTACAGCTGCTGTCGCAGTTTGAACAGGGACGCGCCCGTTCGATTACCACCGACATGGCCGACGCCCTTTATGATCTCTGCGCCGACGGCGTGGGCAACAGTAGCGAGGTGGAACAGCTGAACGTAATCACCTACTTGCGACTGCTGCGCAAGAAAACCATCGACGGGGTCAGGCAGATGCACGGTGCAGGCATGGACTTGGCCAAGATTGCCAACGAGACGGGACTGCCCGTAGAGACCGTGGCAAAGATGATCTAAAAAAACAGTACGACTATGATACAATACCTGTTTCTCTACTTCGCACGTTTCCCGAAACGGGAGGGTGTGAAAGCGATGTTCACCAACGGACAGAGCACACTTGGCGCCTACCAGAACCTCATCGACGCACTCGACGCCCTGCCCGACAATCCGCTGCTGCCCGAGATAGACAACTACGTCTATGGTCAGGATTTCGACGAACTGAAGATGCGCGTGGAACGACTCTTCGGCTCGTGGCTCTATGCCGACTATGGCGAGTTCCAGTTCTACGAGACGGGACGCGGCTCGATTGGGTGCCGCCAGCAGGTGGCCGTGACCGTGGCAGAGAAGGTGACCGACCGTGCCGACATGGTGGAGCGCATGATCATCAGCGACCGCATGCTCCATGCCATCAACACACTCTACGCCCAGCTCATGGCCGACAGCGACGCAGGACGCACCCCGTGGCTCGACCATAAGCCGGTGGAAGAGGCTCAGATAGTGCCCTTTGTGGCTCCCGAACTGAAGAGCTACGGATGGACACTGCTCATCAACGCGCAAGCCACCGACTCCCTCGGCACCAACGACCTGAGGCGGGCGTTGCGACGACAAGACAACCCCATACTTTGACAATTATCCATCATATTCACTAAAATCATTCAATACATCATGGCAAAACTATTCCTGAAGAAGTATCAGAACAAGAACTCGAAACTCGACAAGGCCTACGGAAAGTGGTACCTGCGTGCCCGCCACCTTGACACCATCGGCACCCGCGAGCTGTGCCGCCACATGCTGCGCTTCGGTACCATCTACACCGAAGACGTGGTGCTCGGCGTGATCAGCAAGCTGTCGCAGTTCATCATCGACATGTCACAGCAGGGCTACAAGATCAAGCTCGACGGACTGGGCACGTTCTACCTGGCCGTCACCTCAGAGGGTAGTGAAACAGAGAAGGACTGCGACGAGAACGGCGTGAAGTACAAACACCTGCGCTTCACCCCCGAGCAGAGCCAGTGGAGCGAAACCGCCACCCGCAACATGACCGTAGCAGCACGCGTCACCACCGTAGACCCCTACGCCGACCCCGTAGAGGAGGATGACGAGGAAGAAACACCCAGTGGCGGCAACGGCGGCAGCGGATCAGGTAACGGCGGTGGCACCACCACCGGTGGCGACGAACCAGGCGAGGATCGCCCGTAAGAACAATGACGGCAGACAATGGTGACCGAGTCGCTCATTCGCAAGAAGTTCGTACACGAGACGGTAAGGGAGTCGCTGCAGCAGATTCACGACCAGTGGAAACCGCTCTCCGGAGCGTTCCGCGTGCGTAGTGGAGAGCTGCAGCGCTTCACCGACCATCCCATGCCTACGGTCGCAATCAGCGACAAGCGCTACTCGGTTCACTATTTCCTGCCACTACACCTGCGCTTCCTCGACATTCAGTACCGCAAGAAGAAAGCCCGCCGTGGCGAGGGCAAGCGCAACCTCTACAACAAGATTGTCTGGCCTGTACTCTACCAGCACATGATGCCACAACTAAAGTTCGGTCTCACCGACGAGGTGCGCCGCACCCTGCGCGAACAACTACAGCGTGCCGCAGGCGAAAAATAAAAAAATTTGGAGCGTAACGAAATTTTTCGTAACTTTGCAGCAAGAAAAGAAAAAGATTATGGTTACGCTGTTTATGATTAATCTCATTATCGGACTGATAACCTATCCCATGGTTGTCAAGGAAGGTGACCGATGTGGTTTGGTTTTCATAATCTACGTGGGATTGATCCTTACCTTTTCGATTTTTGGTATTCTTATTTGGAAGATAGGAAGCTAATCATCTAAAAGTCTGTCTTTTGCTTATATATATAATATGTATATCTTTGCCGTAAAAAGCAAAGATATTTTTATGGCAAAAGGAAGATTATCTGAAGACGATATCAGGCTCACCGTAGCCGTAGAGAGTTCGAAAGCCCAACAGGACATCAGAAAAATCGAAAAGGAGTCTGCGTCACTGCGCGAAGAAAATGATAAGCGCATGAAACAGATGCTGAAACTGGAAGCTGCTGGCAAGAAAGAGTCGGATGCCTATAAGAACCTGCGCAAGGAATATTCCGACACCGGTAAGCGGATCCGCGAAAACACAAACTCAATCGCCGAGCTAACCAAGAAAATCAACGTGAATCATCTCACGATGGCACAGCTGAGCCGCGAAGCCAAGCAGCTGCAAAAGCAGATGGATCACACAGCTAAGTCGCTCGAACCTGAAGCCTACAAACAACTGGAAGAACGTCTGAGAACGGTACAGGGGCGCATGAAAGAGCTGAAAGACGAAGCAAAGTCTTTCAAAGACAGGATGAGCGAGAACGGTGCGTCCGGTTTTCTTTGGGGAACGTCGATTGTCAAAATGTCTGAATTGGGATTCAAAACTCTCACAGCTCTTGGTGGAAAAATAGAAGAAACCGTCATGGAGTCTATCGCAATGGCCGAAGGTGCGGAGGGCGTAGAACTTGCCTTTCAGCGTCTCGACCGTCCTGACTTACTCGACGGACTACGGAAAGCCACTCACGGTACCGTTACCGACTTTGAGCTGATGAAGCAGGCTGTGAGGTTTCAAGACTTCAATCTGTCCGTCGAAGAGTTGGGGACAATGCTTGCCTTTGCCCAACAGAAAGCCAAGGATACGGGACAGTCAATCGACTACATGGTGGACAGCATCGTGACAGGTCTCGGACGTAAGTCGCTGATGATTCTCGACAACCTCGGACTGTCGGCTGCCGACGTGAAAGCCAAGATGGCCGAAACGGGCGACATGACCACAGCCGTAGGAGCAATCATTCGCGAACAGATGGCTAAAGCAGGAGGTTACGTTGAGACAGCAGCCGAGCGTGCTGCGCGCGCCAACGTAGAACTGCAGAACGCACAGCTCGCACTGGGTAAGCAGCTGTTGCCGCTGAAAGAAAGCGTATCAACGTTCTACACTTCCATGCAGACGGGAATTATCAAGACTATCTCGGCCGTCATTCGACATAAGGGCGAGATTCTCTCGTTCATCAAGGTGATGAGTGTCTATGCAGCAGCCTACGCCCTACTTTACACCTGGCAACAGAGACAACTGATCATCACCTCGCTCATCACCGCAAAAGAGGTGGCTCTGAATGCTGCCAGGAAAGCGGGTATAGCCCTGATGGGAACCTACCGTGTGGCTGTGGCGCTACTTACGGGTAACATCACCAAGGCAACTGTTGCCATCCGTGCCATGCGCATGGCCATGATGACCAATCCCTACACCGCACTGATTACGGTAGTGCTTTCATTGGGCGTGGCTATCTACGGTCTCGTCTCAAAATTCTCGAAAGGTGAGAGCGCTATTAAGAAGAATACTGAAGCCCTGCGCCGTCAGCAACAGGAATTGCGCAATATCAAGCAGATTGAAGAGGAAGCCAACCGCACTGCCGCAGAACGTGTTTCAAAGATCAACCAGCTACGCAAGACCGTCGAAGATAGTAATGAAGCCTACTCCAAGCGTAAGACCGCACTCGAGGAGCTGCGTCGCATCGTGCCAGACTACCACGGACACCTTTCGAAGGAAAAGGGTCTCTACGACAGTAATACCGAAGCCATCGACAAGTACATCAAGAAAGTCAAGGATGCCGCTATCGCTCAGGCTGCCATGTCAAAGATGACAGAGATTACCAGCAAGATGATGGATGCCGAGATGGAACTGGCTAAGAAGGAAAAAGAAGCTGCTGACTTAGAGAGCCAAATTAATAGTCCGAACTACTCGACAGCAGACCCTGGAATGATTGAACTTGAAAAGAATGATCTCAAACTTCGCCTCGCTGTCATACAAGCCTTCATAAATCAAGCACGTAATGCCAAGGCTGAAGCCGATGCCCAACTGAATTCTATCAGCGACTATCTCAAGGATAAAGGTATCGACCCAAGCGCCAGCATGCCCACCACGGGAGATGGAGGTTATAACGATGATAGCGAAGTCTCTAAACGTGACCAACAAACCCTCGACAACTTCAAGCGCGCACGCCAGGCAGAGCTGGATGCCGAGACGACCTTCTTCTCGGAACGCGAACGACAGTACAAGGAGTCGCTCGCACGACAGGAGATTACCCGTCAGCAATACGACACGGCCATGACGGCCGAGCAGGCGGCTCATGCCAAGCGCGTGCTCGACATAGAGAAGGACTACAGCAAACAGTCGGCACAGCTGCAGCTGACCGACGCGAAGAAAAAGAAAGAGATCGTAGCCGACCAGCAACGCAACGCAGAGAAAGCAGAGCAGCAGTACCTGAACCAGCTGACGAAGATCTACGAGCAGGGACAGCAGGCCATGCAGCAGTTGACCGATCAGGGTATGACCCCACAAGAGCGTGAGCAGCGCAACCGTGAACTGCAACTGCAGGTGCTGCGGAGCTACTACGAGTCGGCACTGATGATGGCTCAACAGTATGGACAGGACGAGCAAGCCGTGACCGAGGCGTATTTGAAAGCCCGCATGCGGCTGCTGCAACAGCAGGTGGAAGCCGAACAACAACGCCGACAGAAGGAGGCCACAGAACGGCAGCGCACCCGCGAGCAGCTGGGCGTAGAGCAGCAGACGGAATACGAACAGCGCCACCAGCAGCTGGTGGAAGCACTGGAAAAAGGCTACGTCACCCAGGAGGAATATGCCGACCGCGAGAAGCAGCTGAAGATGGACTCCTGGAAAGAGCAGTTCGACTACTACGCCCAGCTCTTCGGAGGCGCCATCAACGCCCTGCAGGATGCTGAGATGGCTAATGTCGATGCGAAATACGATGCTGAGATAGAGGCAGCCCGCAAAGCCGGTAAGGACACCACCGAGCTGGAGAACAAGAAAGCCGAAGAGAAACTGGAGATTCAGAAGAAATATGCCGACGTGAACTTTGCCGTAAAGGCGTCGCAGATCATCGCCGACACCGCCGTCTCGATCATGAAGGCACTGGCCGAGCTGGGACCGATAGCCGGACCCGTAGCCGCCACCCTGA